ATTGAGCCTGGACTGCGTAAACAGTTCACCGCCGACGCAACCCGTATCGCACAACCTGCCATTCAAGAAGTGCAAAACAGTTACGACAAGGTTCCTCTGTCTGGTATGGCCCGCAAATGGGAACAAGCAAACAAAAAAATATTCCCGTTCTCTGTGGCAAAAGCAAAGTCAGGCGTCAAGTTGAAAGTGGATGCGTCTCGAGAGGCAACATCTCTGATCTACATCACTCAGACCAATGTCGCAGCAGCCGTCTTTGAAGCAGCGGGACGAGCCAATCAGAACCGCCTGGGGGATTCCCTCGGGCAGTTGCGTCCAAACCATACGCGCATTCTTGGCCCTGCCGTCTTTCGCAAGCGCGGAGAAATAACGCGGGAACTTCTACGCGCAACCAACGAAGTAAAAGCCCGCGTCGAAAGAGAACTCAAATGACAATCGCCATCCCAATCGTCACGTCATTTGACGGCAAAGGAATCTCGTCCGCCGTTAAGGAATTCAAGAATCTGGAGACCAATGGCGAGAAGGCGCAGTTCGCAATCAAGAAGGCAGCCGTTCCCGCAGCTGCTGCACTGGCGGGTCTGACCGCTGCACTTGGTTCAGCAGTCAAGGGCGCAATCGAGGACGCAGCCGCGCAGGACAAACTTGCGGAACAGATTCGACGCACCACAGGCGCAACCGACGCACAGATCAACATGAACGAGGACTGGATAGCCGTCCAGGGCAAATTGCTTGGAGTCACCGATGACGAACTTCGTCCGGCACTTGGAGGTCTTGTCCGCGCTACTGGCGACATCACAAAGGCGCAAGAACTGGCATCGGCTGCAATGGATATCGCAGCCGCTAAAGGACTCAACCTCGAGACCGTAACCAAAACACTTGAAAAGGCATACGGCGGAAACTTTACTGCCCTTGCAAAACTGTCCCCAGAACTCCGCGAGATGATTAAAGAGGGCGCATCCCTCGATGAAGTTATGGCAGCAATGTCAAAGACTTTCGGCGGTGCAGCATCCGAGGCAGCCGAAACCACCGCAGGCAAATTTGCCAGAATGAAACTTGCCCTTGACGAAACAAAAGAGTCAATCGGCGCATCTCTCATGCCCGCAGTAGAAGCCGTCCTGCCGTTCCTTCAGAACCTCGCCACATGGGCGCAAGACAACCCAGAATTCTTTACCGTCATTGCAGTCGCCCTTGCCGGTATCGCAACCGCCATTGTTGCAATTAACATCGCAATGAGCCTTAACCCAATCAGCGCAATCGCAATCGGCATCGGACTTGTCGCAGCAGCTGCAGTTATTGCCTACAAGAAATTTGAAACATTCCGCACCATTGTTGACGCCGTGTTTGGCGCGTTTCGATTCTGGATATCTAACGTCACCATCCCGTTATTTAAGGGTTTACTAGGCGCAGCAACATTTGTCTTTGAAGCAATCGCTGCAGTCTGGAACAACACCGTCGGCAGATTGGCTTTTACGATTCCCGATTGGGTTCCTTTGCTTGGAGGCAAAAGTTTCGCTATGCCAAAAATCGGTGGCAGCGGAGGCAGCAGCGGAGGCTTAACAAGCGCTCGAGCCTTTGAAGAATCACAGAAAACAATCATTGAAGCCAACCCCGAAGTCTTTGCAGCACCTCCTTCAGTTGCAACATCTGCTCCAGGCAAGCCACAAAACACCGCAGCACCTGCCTTCGACAACACCTCAGGCAACGCAGGAGGGTTCGAGCAAGCAGGCATCGGTGGTATCGGCCCATTCAGCAACATCACGATCAACATGGACGCAGGACTTGTGTCATCGCCTGCGACAGTCGGTCAGGACATCATCGACGCCATCCTTGCAGCGCAACGCAACTCAGGACAGGTCTTTGCACCGGCGGTCACTTTCTAATGACCGTCCCCACATACCAAGTCCTTGTCGGATTCCAGACAACCACAGGATTCGGTCAACCCTTCCAACTCAATGACGCGGTCTACGGTCTACTCAACACAGGCACCCTCGGCGGACTGGCATACGCAGACCTCACCTCGCTCGTTCTGTCGGTCAACATCAAGCGCGGACGCAACCGCCAACTAGACCAGTTCAACGCAGGAACCGCACAGGTTGTCTTCAACAACAACTCCCGCATTCTTGACCCGCTCAACACGGCCTCGATCTACTACCCGTTCGTATTGCCTCGCTCGCCCATCATCATTTATGCCAACGGCACTCCCATCTACACAGGTTTCGTCGAGGATTGGGACTTGGATTATCAGAACGCCAACCAGGGCAGAATGTTTGCTCGATGTGTTGACACCTTCGGCACCTTGGCAAATCAGCAACTCAACGCATTTACCCCGTCGGCACAGACATCAGGGTTGCGCGTAGACGCCGTTCTAGACCGTCCAGAGGTCGCCTATCAGGGTGCAAGGTCTATCGGTACAGGGTCGTCCACTCTGGGGGCTTACGCGGTCTCTCAGGACACAAACGTCCTCAACTACCTTCAGCAAGTCAACACCTCCGAGCAGGGCTATCTTTACACCTCAGCCGACGGAACCCTAACCTTCAAGGGCAGGTCAAGCGTTCTTAACCCTGTTGCAGGCGCGTCGTTTACAACCAACGGCACAGGCATTCCGTACATGACTCTTGTCAATCAGTACGGCTCTGAACTTTTGTACAACAACATTTCAACCCAGAGTCCCGCCGGAGCCGTCCAGACGAACACCGACCCGACCTCCATTGCTCTTTACCAGTCTCAGACGTATCAACTTTTGCAGCTGCTCAACTCCACGACAACGGAAGTCAACGGTCTCGGCGCGTATCTTCTCGGCAAATACCGCAACCCCGTTGTCCGCTTCACAGGCGTCTCATGCGAACTTGCAGCACTCACAGCTGCGCAATGGGCAACCATCTTTGCCATTGACCTGACCTCAATCGTGACAGTCCAAAAGGACTACAACACCGGAACCCCGCTTACAGAATCGCAGACCCTGATCACTTCAGGAATTGAACACCGAATCGTTCCAGGGTCTCATATTGTTTCGTACACTTTCGAGAGTACGGACGGCAACCAATACCTCACCCTTAACGATGCAATCTTCGGAACGCTCGACAACAACCTTCTCAGTTTCTAAAGGAGACAATTATGGCAACACCAACAACACTCCCAGCAGCCTTTGTGGCTGGGGCTGTGCTCACCGCAGACCAGATGAACAATTTGAGGGGCGCGTTCCGTGTCTTGCAAGTAATTACAGGCTCTACAAGCACTCAAGCATTCAATATGACAAGCACAGACGCGGACACGGGCTTAACTGCTTCAATTACCCCAAGTTCTGCCACTAATAAAGTTTTGGTTTATGTGCATATGGCCGATTGCAAAATTACTAACGCAAGTTCGACCGGCTTGCGGTTGCGTTTGTTTCGCGGTGCTACACAAATTCAACAATTCGCTACCGAGTTAGGCAAGTTTGCAGTAGCGACCGAAAACTTTTTTGATTCAAGCACAGTTTATTTGGATAGTCCCGCCACGACATCGGCAACGACTTACAAAGTGCAATTAGCTTCTTCTAACAATAGTAACGGCGTAGCAACAAACGCAGCTAGCAGCGGTCAAAGCGTTATTGTGCTTATGGAAATCAGCGCATAAATGCGAAAAAGCCTGATTCTATTGGTGTTTTTGGGCTCGCTTACTGCTTGTGCAGACCGTGAACGCCTTAACTGCCCACCAACCAAAAACAAAGCGCTACGCAGCGTTGGTGAAACAATCGTGCCAACGACACCACCACCCGCATACGGCACAGGAGGCAAATGCTAATGAAACCCGAAAACAGACTCAGCAACGAAGAAATCAAAGCACGACTCATCTTTGTCGTAGCCATCGGCTTGACGCTTGCCTTTGTTCTGTCAATCATCTCACTTCTGTACGGCTTGTTATTTGTAACTCAACCGCTCGAGGTCTCACCTAACGACGATGCAGCCTGGTCAGTCTTGTCGCCAATGCTTGCGACGTTAACTGGCGGGCTTCTCGGGGTGCTTGCAGGTAACGGGTTGAAGAATGGCCCGAAGGAACCGCCTGCACCATGACCGCTCGCAAATATCCCTTTTACCCTTCGTGGGACGGCAAAGCCACATCACCAATCACCAAGAAGTTTTACGATCTATGTCAACGACGTTGGGCATTCACAAATCTAGGAATGTACGTCAACCGTCCGATGCGCGGTTCTAAAAACCTCAGCGTCCATGCCAGTGGCTATGCCGTCGATATGGGATATGCGGCGACTCGAGCAGGAAGAGCAGCTGCAAAAGAAGCCTGGACATGGCTTATCGACAATTCAGAGTCGCTCCTGTTATGCGAATTGCATGACTACGCCTACCGCAACCCTGCACAACCCGAATCAGACAAAACCGCATGGGGTAGGGGCTATCGCTGCTCTCGCGGGCCAGGTCAAAAAGGCGTCAAATTGTTTACCTCAAAAGACAATGCCGGGACCCCAGGAGGTGTTTGGCTTCATGCCGAAATCTCCAACGAATGGGAAAGCCCAGAAGCATTCGAAGCAGCATGGAGAGCCTTGCCGAAACCATAAATCGCCCGAAGAAATCACCCTCTTCGCGCTAGACCTCGGGACTGACTGTGTTTCCCTCATTGGTTCCGAGGTCGAATCCGCCACCTAGACCCGTCCTTGTGTTACAACATCCAGACACGAACAGCGAAGGGAAACCGCTATGACCGATACACAATTCATTTACAGTTTCATTATGGGATGGGTCTCATGTTGGCTCTGGCTCAAGATGATGGCTAACAGGTGATGCTTCCAACGTGGGGGTATATGCCGTTATGGTCTAAAGACAAACTAACCCTCGTCCAAATCTTTACGGATTCGGCAACAGAAGAGATCGT